CTCGTATGCTGCTCTAACACGTTGGTGAATTAAATTGATTACCTGAGATTTACGAGCGTGTGGTTTTGATTTGAAAGATTCTTTAGAAAATGTATCTATAATATCCTGTTTAGTAGAGAATTTTACTTTAACTGTATCGCTTGGATCTTCATCAGTGTATAATCTACGAGATGATCCTTTTGGTTTTTTACCTGTACCTGTTTTAGGATCTGCTTCCTCTAAACCACCGGGTGTAGCTAATTGTTTACCGGTTTTAGCATCTATATCGTAACCACAAGATCCCTCTTTAAAAACAGTAGGCTCTAAAATATTGTAGATATCTTCTTTCTCGTTAGCTGGTACCTCAGTAGGTAAATAAGTAAAGAATTGTTCTTTATCTCCTTTTTTAATTGCTTTGCGAGCATTTGTTCCGCTCATATCGCCCGAAGGGGTTTTGATTACTCTAACCTCTAAATTAGGATATTTTTCTTCTACCCCTTTAGTGCGGTTTTTAATATCATCTAAATCATCTTCTCTTCCCTCACGATAACCAATTACAAAATATACTTTTTCGTCTGGGTGGTTTTTAGCATAGCGCATTATATCGCCAATAGGGGTAGCTGAAGGTTCTATTTGAACTTTAGATGGGAGTAATTCCTTGTAAATATCCCACACTTGAAGTGATTGTTCTTGTTCGATTCCATCTCTAACACCTCCACCAACATAGATTATAAATTTATCTATGTCTTTGAAATCTTTTAAAGCGGTTTTAACTAAGTCAAAGTGACCTTTAGTGGGAGGTTTGAACCCCCCACCATAGATAGCTGTGACGGATTTTCCGTCTATTAGCTCTTTAACCAGAAACTTAGTTAATTCGTCCAATTTATCTAAGTTTTTCGATAAGCTCTTTAGCTTTCTTTTTCTTATCTTCGATGTCTTTTTTAGCGCTTCTATATTCTTCCATTTCTTTTTGAAGAGCTTTTTTCTGCATCTCGTAGTCTCCCATAGCTTTTTTAGCTTCCTTACGTGCTGCTGATTTATTTTTGCCTTCATAAGCAGCAACAATCTCATTCATATTAATGTTATCATAGATTGAAACAGGACGGATCATATCTTCCATAGACATACCTCTCATTGGTTTCATTACAAGAATGATTTCTCCAATTTCGTTATAGGGCTCTTTTACTTCCATTTGTGGTGCTTCAAGAGCTTCTTTAATAATATATTTTAATTCAGATTTTTTCATGAGTTAAGGAATTGTTTGATTTTTGTTTGTGCTTCTGGAATAGAAACGGTTTGTTGTATAATGTCTTGAACATTTTGCTTATCTCGCAGCGAAATAATTTCTTGTTCAAGTTTTTGTTTTTCAGCCTCAGATCTAGCTATTTCTTTTTCTGATTTTTCTTTAGTATCCTGGGGGCGATATGGATCAATATAGCGCTTAATAATGTCTTCTAAACTTTTTTTACTAAACGGGTCCTTGTCTTTTGTAGTTGCTACAAAATTATTGCTAAATAAATTAAGGTATGGGATAAAGTTTTTAGTTACATTAGCCCATGTTTGCATTACAATACCTGGCATTAAACTTCTATCTTTACCTGCTGAACGCTCAAATCTATCTTCGTTTTTTTCAAGTGATTTCTCTAATGAAGAATAAACAAATACCATCATCACATCATAGCCTGCTGCCTCTAAAGTATTTTTTAGTTGCTCTGTTTTATTGTATGAGGCTGCTGTACCATCGATTACAATATTTTGTTTAGAGCCAATTTCTTGAGCTAGAGATGCTTGATAATCTTTTTGAGCTGACGCCATTGCTTTAGCTGCTCCACTTCTACCTTCGGCATCTGCTAATTTTAAATCAAGTGAAATACCTGCGTCGCGAAGATTTTTAATAAAGAAATCGTCAATATTCATTACCTTTAATCCAAGGTCACTGATAACATCATCTATAACAGATGACTTACCAGCACCAGGTGCCCCTGCTAAAATAATAGCTTTGGGAGCACCCTGTACCTCCTTAAGTAATTGGATCAATGAGATCATACACGCGTGTTTACGTATAAATATCAGAGGTTTCTCTTAACTACAGTCTGGAATTCTGTAAAGACTGGGCTGTGGTTTGGATTCTCTAAATCAAATAATTTCTTAACTGTAGAGAATATATCCATGTTTTCCTCTGTAGTGCGTTTAGATTCATAAATTTCCCACCCCTTACCTTGCATAGATCCGGTTTTACCACCACGCTTAGATGATTTAAGCCATAAAATAGCTGTGCGGTCAACTCGCTTACCGTAGCATTCCTCATAACACGTAGCGTAGGCGGCTGTTTGAAGATCGTATGTTGTTTGTAGGTTATTAGAGGTTTTAAAATCGATAACCCATAATTCACCATCTATTTCACAAACCATATCACAAGTCCCAGCAATTTTATAAACGTCAGAGAATAGATGAACTTCGGTTTCGATCAATTTAGGTTTATATGTCTCCCAAAAATCAACAAAACGAAGAAACATCTGCCATACATCTGGATTATGTTGAGGATTACCCCATTCATTTAGAAAGTTTAACTCTTTACCGTTTAGATAGTCCTCGATTAGCTCGTGGGTGGCTGTACCTTCTTCACCTGCTTTTTTAACAATGTATTCCGAGGAATATCCTACTTTTTTTAACCAATCCTCAAAGAATTTACCTTTTGGGTAAACCGATAAAACATAAGTAATAGAAGGATAATACTCTCCATTGCGCCTATAATAGCGCGAATCGGGCATTGTAATTTGTTTAGCGTCTTCTGAAATCTCTAGGATTCTATTGTAAGATTGTTTGATGTTTCTTTTACTCATATAAGTTCGATTTTCTTGGACATTAAACCATAGGTGGTTAATGGGTAAGTATTTTGGATAAGGTTTGTAAAATTTTCAAAACCCATTTCGCTTGGATCTTTTTCATCCAAATCAACAAGGTAAACCTCTTTACCCTCGTTTAACAATAATTCAGCAAACCGTAAGGCATCCTTCATTGCGTCTTTATCTAGGGCAATGTAGATCTGTTTTACAACAGACGTTACGATTTGTTTCATTAAATTATCTTGTATATGCTTTCCCAATAGTGGAATAGCATTTCTCTTAATCGCTAAAGCATCAAATGGTCCCTCACACAAAACGAGAGGAGAAGACCAGTTTACAAATAGCTCAAACGGTACAATATTTTTGTTTATTGGCGGATTTTTGTACTTAACTGGTGAGTTAGAATCAAAATTACGGGCTACGAAATAGTTTAGTTTAGCTTCGCTGCTATACGATGGTATAACGATCATTTTGTTGTAGGCACCGCCCTCACAATAACCAATATTATATTTAAGTATATCGTGTTTAGAAATGCCTCGTTTCTTTAAATAAGCAAGTGCGTGTCTTCCTACTATATCTTTTTCGGTAAGCTCTGATAGTGGTTTAAATTCTTTTGGTAATTCTACTTTATTGGAATTTTCTGAAGTGGTGACCATTCGAGATGCTCCAACCAATGATCGTAGCTCATCTATCTTATCTTGTGGTGCGTCAATGGCTTTAAATAAGCTCATTAACTTGGAGCCTTTCTTATCACAAACCCAACAGTGCCACTTTTGATAGTAGGTAGCATTCTCGTCAAAATTGATCTCGAGTTTGGGTTTTGAATGATGGCAAAACGGACAGGTATGAGCCATATTGCCCCTAGCGGTGGGTTTACCCGATCCTATTACGGAATTTATTACGTTTACAACCAGCTGGTTTACCATATGGTGTAAGATACGAAAAGAAGTTTAGTTTACCAAGCTTTACTTTATCCTCTCATTGATGCATAATAACGATCATAATCCGATTGTCTACGACGCCATTCTATGGTTTTAGAAGAATAGTCTATAAAAGGTTCAAATTGTAGAGGTTCGCCTGGGCCTTCATAAGCACCTAAATACTTATCGGCTAATTCAGATTTCATTCCATCTCGTTGTTTTACTAATTGAGATATTTTTAATTGAGTTTCTGCTTTTAGATCTTCTATATTTTGATTAAATGCTTTTAAAGATGCCATATCTTCATCACTAATTTTAGTTCTATCTTGAACCTCATTTAATTGAATCCCAGCTAATTTTTGCATGCGATTAAATTCTTCCATTTTCTCTAGAGTTAACTTTATTATAAATATAGGAATTACTCAGCAAAGTCTTTTCTGAAAAACTTACCGAGAATGTTGTCGTTAAAATACCCGTCTTGCTTTTCTATGACCCCTAACATAAATAGATATTTGCATTCGTAGTAAGTTAATAACTTCTTGTTAGTAACCAACTGTAAAATCTCGCGAGTAAATTCTTCTTGTTTGCCTTCTTTTATTAAGTCTAGGATAGGTTTAGCTGAGCCATAATAGGTTTTCCAATCGCTTTCCTTTTGAACAATTTCGGTGGTTGATTTTCTACCCCTTCCGGTTTGTTCAACAAGTTGTTTTTTAGTAAGTTTTTTTCTTATATTATGAAATAACGATTTTTTACCAATATAGGATTTACCTGTGGGTTGGTGGATCGATATATAAATAAAACCGTAAGTGTTTTGGGGGAGATCCTCTAGAGAAAGAATCTCTTTACCTTGATATAACCACATATAATTTATCTGTCTAAATTAATTAAAATCGTAGTATCAGTGGTGTTTGATGTTTGGAGAGGTTGAGCCAACTTACCTATAGCTAATAGCTCTTGATTTTCATTATACAATCCTATTGTTGTAATGAAAGGTGAAAAATATGATGAAGTAACATAATCATAAACAGAACCAGTTGGATAAGCAAAATTATAAAACGATCCTGAAATTGAATAGCTACTAGATACTGTTGAAGGATTTAAAGTATAATTAAATTCATTTTCTCTAATAGTACACTTGTATTGGGTTTCATAAAGGGTATATGACGAAGAAAATGAACAAGTAACATTAGAAGTTACTACGGATCCTGAAGCTAATGATTGGTTAGTAATAATAGCTAAACCATGGGGGTAAATAATATTACCTACATTCACACTACCCGATAGTAAGTTACCTTCCCCATCATCTACTATAATATGAGTACTACCAGAAACAAACTTATAATTAAAAGAATAGGGTTGAATATTATCACCAAATAATTTAGAAGGTATTGAAATTACACCTACAAATTCATTTGAACCCGTTGGAAAATATCTTGATGCTGTAAGAGTGGATTGGAGGTAGTTAAAATATCTACCGGTTGAATCACTCGAACCCACTAATACATCACCCTCAATATCATTACCTGGGATTAAACTAGCAGTTTGAACTACGTCTCCATAGCTTTGAGATAAAAAGTTTGAGTAATAAAGTTCCTGAGTTGAACTATAAACTAATACTTGATATTGAGTAGATAAAGTACCTGTAGTTGTTTTATTAGTTTCAAATGAACTACTATTTTGACCTAAAAATCTGTCAACACCTGTTAGTTGACTATCAGAACCTGTAGCAAATTGAGATTGAGGAAGAGAAAATCCTTTATTAACCGTAAAGGGTAATACTTTTAAATCAGAAGCTAAAAATTGTTTGTAGGCGATACCCATCCATTAGAAATCTAACTTAACGCGTACTAGGGCTTCTTTAGTGAAGTCTTTAAGTAAGGGTCTAGATAATTTAGCAACAGCTAATAATTCATTAGTATCATTATATAAACCTATAGTAGTAATATATACTTGGGGATTATCTACAAAACTTGAAAATAATACCTCTCCGGTTGAACCCGAAATAAATGATGGGTTTTCTGAGTAGTTAAATTCCGAGCTTCTGGGTCTTACAAAAATAAAATCAGATGTTACTGTTTCTTGAGAATTAAGACTAAATGTAGAAGCCGATGAACCTGAAATAGCTCGGAATAATCTAGCATTATTATCACCTAGGGAGTTAAAAGATCTACTTACAGCTAAACCAATACCACCAGCGGCTAATGATCCTGATAGGGCAACCGGATTAAGTAAAATAGTCCCAATATCAGGTAGTAACCAACCATATGATCCCGAGTTTAAACTCCAACCATCATTGGTTGTAGCTGTAGTTGTAGCTTTAGTACCAGCAGCAGAAGCAGAAATTAAATTAAATACTCTTCCTGCTTCAGTAAATATAGTAGTATTAGTATAATTACTATCATCTGTTAAA